ATACATTTGAGTTACCAACCTATGTAGTTTCTAACAGATACCCTAGACACTTGGTTAAGTGGTGTGCTGAGTGGGGCATTGATGAAACAGAGTTAGGGCTTCTGTATGATGTAAAGGAAGATCGTGTTGTGTTTCCTGTGTATCATAATGGAAAGATTGTTGATGCCACTGGTCGTGCATTAACAAAAAGATTACCTAAATGGAAAAGATATGGAAAAAGTGGCTTGCCATACTCGTATGGTTGTGGTAAAGTCGCAGTTGTTGTTGAGGACTGTGTAAGTGCAGCCGTTGTTGGTTACGGTTCCTTTGTTGGGGTTGCGCTTCTTGGTACTTCTTTACAGGAATCGCATAAAGGATTTCTTACGCAGTTCTCAACAGCCGTAATAGCATTAGACCCCGATGCACTGAAGAAAAGTTTTATAATGGCTAAAGAATTAAGAGGCTATGTAGACAACGTAAAGATACTAAAACTGAAAGATGATTTGAAGTATCGTAACCCCGAAGATATGGAGAAATTAAATGGAATTATCACTGATTAGAAGTCTTATGGACAGATCGTTTTACGAAGACCATCGTGGTGCTAAATGCCCAAACAGGTTATTCAGCAAAGATGTTCGGCGTATCAAAGAAACTATTGACAATGCTATGGATCGTTACGAGCGTACTGTAACACCAGATGAAGTTGAGGCATTGTTTATGTCAAGTAATCCAACTATGACTACGGCACAGAAAGAGGCGTTCTCTTCTTTGTTCAACAAGATCAAGAAGGAACAGCCAATGGGTAGTGACGTTGCACAGGAGGTTTTATCTAAACTGTTTCAACAGGTGATTGGCGAGGACATTGCTAATCTTGGTGTTGACTATGTTACAGGTGACAAGTCTAGCCTAGAGCCTCTGCGTATGTTGCTTGAACAGTATGGTGACGACTTTACACCAAACCTAAATGTAGAATGGGATGACATCGACATTGAGACACTGCTACAGCGCAATGATCTTGAGGCACGTTGGACATTCAATATCCCTAGTCTAACCAGAAAGGTTGAGGGTGTTAACGCTGGTCACTTGATTGAGATTGGTGCTAGACCAAATACAGGTAAGACATCCTTTCATGCCAGCCTGATTGCCAGCCCCGGTGGTTTTGCACATCAGGGTGCTAACTGCATCATCTTGTGTAACGAGGAAGGGTATCACCGTGTGGGTGCCAGATACCTTACAGCCGCAACTGGCATGACGATGCGTGAGATTAAGGCTAATCCATCTAAGGCACGAGACTTGTACGCACCTGTGAAGGAACGCATCAAGATCAAGGACGCCACAGGTCGTGATATGTCTTGGGTGGAGAGTATCTGTAAATCCTACAGACCTGACATCGTTTTGCTAGACATGGGTGATAAGTTTGCCAAGACAGGTGGCTTTGCTCGTACAGATGAAGCACTGAAGGCAAATGCAGTACACGCTCGTCAAATTGCTAAAGCATATGATTGCGCCGTATTTTATATGTCTCAGTTGAGTGCTGACGCAGAGGGTAAGGTTCTACTTAATCAGAGCATGATGGAGGGATCACGCACAGGTAAAGCGGCAGAGGCAGACCTTATGGTCCTGATTGCTAAGAACCCTGTTGTGGATGGTCAGGATGAAGAAGATACGCAGCGTCACTTGAATGTTGTAAAGAATAAGTTGACAGGGTGGCATGGCGTGGTACATTGTGAACTTGAATATCAGACAGCGAGGTATACAGTGTAATGCAACAGGAACTGTTTGGTGATACGCCATTCTTCGACACTAAGTCTGAAACGAAAAAGTGCAGTAAGTGCAAGAATGAATTACCACTAAATGCTTTTTCCGACTGTCATGGTGGAACGTACAAACGTCCTGAATGCAAAAAGTGTATGCGGGATATGGCAAAATCTAGAGAGGCTATACGAAAGCAGTACGGTATGCCAGATGAGGATACATATAAATGCCCAATCTGTTTGGGAAGTTCTGAGGAAGTAGGAGATTTACAGAACCGTACAGCTTGGGTATTGGATCACTGTCATAAAACTAATACCTTTAGAGGGTGGTTATGTCATAAATGTAATAGGGCATTAGGAAATTTTAATGACGATATAGGTATATTACAAAGAGCGATAAAATATTTGAAAGGAACCAACAATGAAACTAACACTTGATATAGAGAACACAGTCACTAATCGTGACGGTAAAATGCACCTTGATCCATTTGAGCCAGAGAACTCACTGACTATGGTTGGTATGCTCAATGACCAAGGCGTTGAGCGTATAGTCACATTCGATCACAGTGAGGTAGAGGCAGATGATAATGGACACGTATTGGTACAGGAGTGGCTGGACGCAACTACTATCCTGATCTGCCACAACGCCGCATATGATTTACTTTGGCTATGGGAATCTGGCTTTAAATACGATGGCCCTGTCTTTGACACTATGCTGGCAGAGTATGTACTGCAGCGTGGACAGAAAGAACCATTGTCACTTGAGGCTTGCGCTGAACGCTATGAACTGGCTACACAAAAGCAGGATACACTGAAGGAATACTTCAAAAAGGGATACAGCACTCGTGATATTCCTCATGATGAGTTGTCTAAGTATCTCTCTGCTGACCTTCATGCTACTCAGCAATTATCTGACAAACTGTATTATCGTCTTAATACAGAAGAGGACAGCACTTTGATGAACACTGTTCTATTAACAAACGAAGTGGCTGTCCGTCTTGCACGTATTTATCAGAGAGGCTTTGCAGTTAACATGGATGTTCTTGATAGTGTGCGTATTGAATTTGAGGAAGAGAAAAAGCAGTTGACTGAAGACTTGCAGTCTTACGTGCGTAAGGTAATGGGTGACACACCTATCAACCTCAACAGCCCTGAACAATTGTCTTGGGTTATTTACGGACGCAAGGTTATTGACAAGCAGGATTGGGCATCCAAGATTGACCCATACATGGATGACTCTGAGTTCCGTAGCATGGTTTCATCTGGCACAGAGAAGATGTATAAAACAAATGCAGTGCAGTGTCGCAGTTGCAATGGAACTGGATACATTCGCAAGATAAAGAAGAATGGTCAGCCTTTTGCAAAACCTAGTCGTTGTCCAGATTGTAATACGGCAGGTTTCTTATTTGTACCAACAGATATAGCGGCTGGCTTTAAGTTCAAACCACCTTCACCTAAATGGGCTAGTGCCAATGGGTTCACTACTAGTAAGATTAACCTTGAGATACTAGAGGGTGCAGCAAGGACTAAGGGCATGGAAGATGCCACAGACTTCTTGAGCAAGGTTCGTAGGCTTAGTGCAGTGGATACGTACCTTTCATCTTTCGTTGATGGCATTAAAGCATATGTTAAGGCTGATGGAAAACTTCATGTGCGATTACTGCAACATCGAACTTCCACTGGAAGGTTCAGTGGTGCTGATCCGAATATGCAGAATATGCCACGTGGTCAGACGTTCCCTGTAAAAAAAGTGTTTGTATCTCGCTGGGAAAATGGTAAGATACTGGAGGCTGACTTTGCTCAACTAGAGTTTCGTGCAGCCGCATATTTATCACAAGATGGAGTTGCAATTGAGGAAGTTTCTACTGGATTTGATGTACACAGTTACACCGCTGAAGTTATTACCAATGCTGGTCAGCCTACGGATAGACAGACTGCAAAAGCGCACACGTTTGCTCCGCTCTATGGCGCAACAGGCTTTGGAAGAACAAGAGCAGAGGCGGCGTACTACGAACACTTCAACGAGAAGTACAAGGGGGTCGCAGCTTGGCATTCCAGACTGGCTAAAGAGGCTTTAGAAACACAGAAGATACGAACACCTAGTGGTCGTGAGTTTGTATTTCCTGATGTAGTCCGTAAATCAAGTGGTCGTGTGTCACACTTCACACAGATAAAGAACTACCCTGTGCAGAGTTTTGCTACAGCAGATATAGTTCCTCTTGTGTTAATACACATTGATGACTTGCTTAAAGATATGCAATCGTGTATAGTGAATACAGTTCACGACAGTATTGTTATTGACGTTCATCCAGACGAAGAAGAGAGGGTTATCAATGTAATAAATGAAACTAACAGAGTATTAAAAGATTTGATTACACTTAGATGGGGTATTGACTTTAATGTGCCTCTTCTATTAGAATCAAAAATAGGTCCAAATTGGCTTGACACTAAAGACGTAGCGTGATATAACTATGTCTCTTAACCTAAAAGAAAGGAGTAGAAATATATGACTCAACTTACAACAATAGATACTAATAATTACGCAGCTATGGCAAAGGCTATGGGTATTGCTAACGAAGGCAGTACATCTTCAAAGTCTAGTTCGTTGGCTCGTATGCGTATCCATCATTCACCAATTATGGGTACGACAGAAATGAATGGCAAGAAGGTAAACGTAGAAGTAGTAGAGGGTGGTACATATAAACTGGAAATTCCAGATGGTCCAACTTACTACGCATCTAGCGTTAAAATTCGTCCATTCTTACAACGCTTCATGTACAAGCGTTACGTTCAAGGTGCAGGTACTACCCCTAATCGCTTTGTAAAAAGCATTATGGCTGATACCTTGAACATTGACTTGAAGGACAACGATGGTGGCTTTAACTGCGGTAAACCTGCTGGCTACATCAAGGACTTCAAGGCACTACCAGAGAAGACACAAAAGCTAATCAAAGAAATTAAGCGTGTTCGTGTCGTACTTGGTACTGTTGAGATGGTCAATCCTACAGATGAAAAGGGTCAGGCTGTAGAACTTGAGCCTACCCCATTTATATGGGAGATTGACAATCGTGATGCATTTAAAGAGATTGGTGGTAGCTTTGAAACGCTGGCTAAGATGCAACGTCTTCCTATTCAGCATATCATTACTGCCAATACGCAAGAACGTAAAATTCCAACTGGAGCATCCTTTTATGTTCCTATTGCGTCTTTGGATGTAACAAAAACAATTGAGTTGACTGATGAAGATCAGGTGCTTTTCTCTGACTTTATGGCTTGGGTAGACAATTACAATAACTACATTGTCAATGCTTGGGCTGAGAAAGCAAACTCACGCATGGAGGATGGTGATGCTGAAGTCCTTGACGACATCGTTGATATCGAAGTCGATGAAGAGGATGCAGCATAATGCATCATCCTGCTGAACTAGCGTTGCATCAGTACATGGAAGATGCAACAAAGGGCAAGACAACTATGTCAGAGGCTACCATTAAACAGGTAGCTTCTGATGTTGCTGACGCTCTTTCTCGCCAGTTCGGTAGTGGTAAAAGTAGAGGCGACTTCACATTGCGTATGTCAAATGTGGGTCGTCCTACTTGCCAACTTTGGTATGAAAAGAATAAGCCAGAGAAGGCATTGCCATTGCCAACTACATTCGTAATGAACATGATGCTTGGCGATATTGTGGAAGCAGTATTTAAGGGTATTATGAAAGAAGCGGGGGTAAAATATGAAGACACTGATAAAGTTACACTGGAAGTCGGGGGCCATAATATTAATGGGTCTTATGATATTGTTGTGGATGACGCCGTAGATGACATTAAATCTGCATCTGATTGGTCGTACAAACACAAGTTTGAATCCTATGACAGCCTAGCTGAAAAGGATGGGTTTGGTTACATTGGTCAACTTGCTGGTTACGCAAAGGCATCAGGCAAACGTGCTGGTGGTTGGTGGGTAGTCAACAAAGCCAATGGACAATTCAAATATATTCCAGCTACTGGTATTGACATTGATTCAGAGATTGCTAAAATAGAAAGCACTGTTAAAACTGTAGAGGAGAATAAATTTGAAAGATGTTTTGAACCAGTTCCTGAGACATTCAGAAGTAAGCCTACAGGGAATATGGTACTTAATGATGGATGTAAGTTTTGCCCATATCGTTTCGATTGTTGGGATAACATTACTGAGCGTCCTTCTGTAATGTCAAAGGCTCAAAATCCACCTATGGTATGCTACATTGGAGATGTCGTTGCACCACAAGCAGTTTAGAGCAGCTAGAAAATACGGCTACCGTAGTGGGCTTGAGTTAAAAGTAGCACAAGACTTAGACGAACAGGGTGTACAGTATCTGTATGAGAAGGTAAAGATTGAATGGGAAGACCTTGCATACAGAACTTACACACCTGACTTCGTACTAAACAACGGAATAATTATTGAAACAAAGGGAATGTTTACAGCAGCAGATAGACGTAAGCATCTCGCAATTAAGAAGCAGCATCCAAAACTAGATATTAGATTTGTGTTTGAAAGCAGTAAAAGAAAGTTGCGAAAGGGTGCAAAGTCTACCTACGCTGAATGGTGCGTTAAGTATAATTTTTTATATTATGATCGAATCATTCCAGAGGACTGGCTAAAAGAAAAGGGTAAAAATAAACACCCAAAGTTTATTAAGTTTAATGGCACTAAAGTAAAAAGGAGATAGCAATGAACAAAAATGAAGTAGTAGAACAATTATCTGAAGAGGATTTCCTTATTAGAGTTAGGCCATATACAGATGAAGATGGCGAATGGGCAGGTGAGATAGACTTATCTGTTATAGCCCTACCAAACAATCCGCTGAATGATGAGGGGTATTTTCAAGTAATGCATTTCTGCAAAATGATGTGTGCCACGATTCCTATTATGGAACAGTCAGAAGAAATTCGTAATATTGTCCACGAATATGTGTTGAATGTCATTGACAATGAAATGGAAGTTGATGTAAAACTTGAGGAAGAGATGGGCGTTGAAAAGACATATGACGGCAATGTGGTTCATCTTAGCTTTAATACCAAGACAGGAGGCAATGCATGACAGACTACAACAAGATTATGAAAGATATTGAAATGAAGCAGCAATGGAAAGATGTTGATTGGGAGGCAGATTATTCTTTTGCAGACAATGTAAGACCTGATATGGTAAACAATCCACCACATTATAATGCTAGTGGTATTGAGTGCATTCAGGCAATTGCTGCTGCCACTGATGATGGCTTTCAATACTACTTACAAGGTAATATACTGAAATATCTTTGGCGTTATCGCTACAAAGACAAACCACTTGAAGACCTAGAAAAAGCCAAGTGGTACTTGGATAAGTTAATTGAGGAAACTATGGCAAATGATAAGAGTTAAAGTATTTATTACACTTGACATTGATGAGGATGAATATCCAATACCTGCCGATGGACAAGTCGGGGAGGAAATTGAGGACGGAATACATGAGTATTTCTATGATGTAGAAGGTGCTGATATACGCACTATAAAAACAATAACGGAGTGACACTATGAATAATTATTTACCTACAGACTACCAAACATTTATTGCTACCTCACGGTATGCACGTTGGATTGAAGATGAACAGAGGCGTGAGACATGGGCTGAGACAGTTCAGAGATACTTTGACTATATGGAAAAGCATCTGGCTGATAAGCACAACTATGCCTTGTCTGACCAATTACGTGCTGAACTTGAAGAGGCAGTGCTTAATCAAGATATCATGCCAAGCATGAGGGCATTGATGACTGCTGGCCCCGCACTTGATAGGTGTCATGTTGGTGGTTATAATTGTTCTTATGTTCCTGTGGATAGTCCTCGTGCATTTGACGAGACTATGTATATTCTTATGTGTGGCACTGGTGTTGGCTTCTCTGTGGAACGCAGTTGTGTTGAGAAACTGCCTATTGTAAATGAACACTTTGAAGAAAGCGACACAGTAATCAAGGTTGGAGATAGTCGTCCGGGCTGGGCCAAGTCTCTGCGTGAACTAATCTCCCTACTATACGCAGGGCAGATTCCCAAATGGGATACCAGCGAAGTTCGTCCTGCTGGCGCAAGGTTGAAAACATTTGGTGGTCGTGCTAGTGGCCCAGCCCCACTGGAAGAACTGTTTGAATTTGTCATTCAAAAATTCAAGGGTGCTGCTGGTCGTAGACTGTATCCAATTGAATGTCATGACATCATGTGTAAGATTGGTGAGGTTGTAGTTGTAGGTGGTGTACGCCGTAGCGCACTTATCAGCCTGTCTAACCTAAATGATGACCAGATGGCACACGCTAAGTCAGGTGACTGGTGGAAGTATGAAGGACAACGTACTCTTGCAAACAACAGTGTGGCATACAAAGAGAAGCCACAGATGGGTACATTCATGCGTGAGTGGCTGTCACTGTATGAATCAAAGTCAGGTGAGCGTGGTATCTTCAATCGCCAGTCTGCCAAGAAACAGGCAGCTAAGAATGGACGCCGTGATGCTGACCATGACTTTGGATGTAATCCTTGTTCAGAGATTATCCTTCGTCCATATCAGTTCTGTAATCTGTCAGAGGTAGTAGCACGTGCATCAGATACTCAGCAGTCATTATCTGATAAGGTTCGCCTTGCCACTATCTTGGGTACATTCCAAGCAACACTAACTAACTTCAAATATCTTCGTAACATCTGGAAGAAGAACACAGAAGAAGAGCGTTTGCTTGGTGTATCCTTGACAGGTATCATGGACAATCAATTGCTGTCAGGTAAATCGGCACATTTGGGTATTAATATCGGTCAGACACTTGAGCGTCTGCGTGACGTTGCTGTAGAAACTAATGCAGCAATGGCTGAACAGCTTGGTATTCCACAGTCAGCAGCCATTACCTGTGTCAAGCCTAGTGGTACAGTGTCACAACTTGTAGACAGTGCCAGTGGCATTCATGCACGGCACAACCCATACTACATTCGTACTGTACGTGGTGACAACAAAGACCCACTGACACAGTTCATGATTGCACAGGGTGTTCCTAATGAGCCTGATGCATATGGTAAGCATGAAAGTACTACAGTGTTTAGCTTCCCTATGAAATCACCTGAAGGGGCAGTAACACGTACAGACATGACAGCTATTGAACAGCTTGAGTTGTGGCTTATATACCAGCGTTATTGGTGTGAGCATAAACCAAGTGTTACCATTACTGTAAAAGAACACGAGTGGTTTGAGGTAGGCTCTTGGGTGTACAAAAACTTTGATGAGGTATCTGGTATTAGCTTCTTGCCACATGATGACCACGTATATAAGCAAGCCCCATACCAAGACTGTACAGTTGAGGAATACGGTGCTATGCTAAAGCAAATGCCTAAGTCAATTGACTGGTCAAAGCTGCAAGAGTTTGAGAAGGAAGACACTACATCAGGAGGACGTGAGTTGGCTTGTACTGCTGGCGTGTGTGAAGTAGTAGATTTGGATGCAGCATGATGCTACAGTACGAATTATTTGCAGTAGAACATCAAGAAGATGAGAATGGTATTTTATGCAGAGATTGTGGATTAAAAAAACCCAGAACATCTTTTAGATTGTACAGACGAGCAAC